ATGGACATGATAAAAGAGGCAATCATCGAATGGCTGAGAGAGATACTTGTCGGCGGCATCGTCAGCAATCTCTCCGGTATGTTTGACAGCGTAAATCAAAAGGTCGGTGAAATATCCACTCAGGTCGGAACAACCCCCGCCGCGTGGAATGGCACCATATACAACATGGTAAGAAACCTGTCGGAATCGGTCATCCTGCCCATCGCGGGCGTGATACTCGCTTTCGTCATGACGCTGGAGCTAATCCAGATGATTACCGAAAAGAACAATATGCACGGCGACATCGACACTTGGATGTTTTTCAAGTGGATATTCAAGACTGCCGCCGCCGTGCTTATCGTCACAAACACATGGAATATCGTTATGGGCGTGTTTGACATGGCGCAATCTGTCGTCAACAGCGCGGCGGGCGTCATCGTCTCGGACGCTTCCATTGACATCAGCACCGTGGTCGTAGACCTCGAAGCGCGGCTCATGGAGATGGACATAGGCGCTCTGTTCGGCCTGTGGTTCCAGTCCCTGTTTGTGGGCATGACGATGTGGGCGCTCACCATCTGCATCTTCATTATCGTGTACGGGAGGATGATTGAGGTATATTTAGTGACCTCTGTTGCGCCGATACCAATGGCAACTATGGTCAACCGCGAGTGGGGCCAGATGGGACAAAACTACATCAGAAGCCTGCTGGCGCTGGGCTTTCAGGCATTTCTCATCATCGTGTGCGTCGCCATCTATGCCGCGCTGGTCAATAACATCACTGTAACTGACGACATCAGCTACTCCATCTGGACGTGCATGGGCTACACGGTGCTCCTATGCTTTACGTTATTCAAAACCGGATCGCTCGCCAAGAGCGTGTTCAATGCCCACTGACGGAGGCTGATGATGAAAAAGTATTCAATCATCTACGCCGACCCGCCTTGGGCATACCGGGTATGGTCACAAAAAGGCGCTGGCCGTTCTGCCGAAAGCCACTACCCCACCATGAGCATAGAGGATATTCGCACGCTGCCTGTCTCGGAGCTTGCGGCGAAAGACTGCATTTTGTTTATGTGGGTCACATTCCCAACCATCCGCGATGCGTTCACTGTGATCGACGCATGGGGCTTTACCTATAAAACGGTGGCCTTTGCGTGGGTGAAGCAGAACAAAACCATGCCCTCCCTGTTTTGGGGTATGGGCTACTGGACAAGAGCGAACGTAGAGCTGTGCCTGCTGGCGACCAAGGGGCATCCGAAGCGGTACTCGGCGGGCGTTCATCAGGTGGTGCTTGCCCCAATCGAAGAACACAGCAAAAAGCCGGACATAGTTCGGAATAAAATCGTGGAGCTGGCCGGTGACGTGCCTCGCATGGAGCTGTTCGCTCGACAGGTGACGCCGGGATGGGATGTGTGGGGCAACGAAGTGGCCTGCTCAGTCCAGTTCCCATAAAGGAGGTAAAGATAATGGCTTATGTACCCGTCCCCAAGGACATGAACGCGGTGAAAACCAAGGTCATGTTCAACCTTACGAAAAGACAGCTCATTTGCTTCGGTTCCGGCGCTGCCATCGGTGTGCCGCTGTTCTTTCTGCTGAAATCCCATATCAGCGTCAGCGCCGCGGCCATCTGCATGATCGTCGTTATGCTGCCGTTCTTTCTCTTGGCCATGTACGAGAAAAACGGCCAGCCGCTTGAGAAGATTTTGCGGAACATCATTCAGGTGAGCTTTATAAGACCCAAGCAGCGCCCCTACGCCACCAACAACTTCTATGACCTGCTCCAAAGGCAGGATTCTCTCGACAAGGAGGTATATCGGATTGTCAACGGCAAAGCGAAAACTCAGCCGCGCCGACAGGCGCGAGATCGAAGCGGCCATAGCGAAAGCGAACCGCACGGACAAAAAGCATAAGTCGGCACAGGACAGCATCCCGTTCCAGCGTATGTACCCGGACGGGATTTGCCGGGTCACGGACACCTATTTCACGAAAACCGTCCGCTTCAATGATATAAACTATCAGCTCAACCAGAATGAGGACAAGACCGCCATCTTCGACGGCTGGTGCGACTTCCTCAACTACTTCGATTCTTCGGTCAAGTTTCAGCTCTCGTTCATCAACATCTCCGCAAACAAGGACACCTACGGCAAGCGCATTTCTATCCCTCTGCGCGGCGATGAGGACGACAGCATCCGAGGCGAGTACACGCAAATGCTCCGCAACCAGCTTGCCAAGGGCAACAATGGCCTAATCAAGACCAAGTACCTGACCTTTGGCATTGAGGCCGAAACGCTGAAAACCGCCAAACCCCGGCTCGACCGTATTGAAACCGACATTCTCAACAACTTTAAGCGGCTGGGCGTATCGGCGGACAGCATGAACGGTATGGAGCGTCTGAAAATCATGCACGGTCTATTCCACATGGACGACCAAGTACCGTTCCGCTTCTCATGGGACTGGCTTGCTCCCTCCGGCCTCTCGCCCAAGGACTTCATCGCGCCCAGCTCCTTTGAGTTCAAGAACGGCAACAGCTTCGGTGTCGGGCGCAAAATTGGCGCTGTGAGCTTTCTCCAGGTACTCGCGCCGGAGCTGAATGACCGGATGCTTGCGGACTTTCTTGATATGGAAAGCTCGTTGGTGGTCACAATGCACGTTCAGTCGGTGGATCAGGTCAAAGCCATCAAGACCATCAAGCGCAAAATCACGGACTTGCAGAAGATGACCATTGAGGAACAGAAAAAGGCCGTGCGAAGCGGTTATGACATGGACATTATCCCGTCAGACCTCGCCACCTACGGCACAGAGGCGAAAAAGCTCTTGCAAGACCTCCAGAGCCGCAACGAGCGTATGTTTCTGCTTACCTTTGTCGTGCTCAACGTGGCCGACACCAAGCAGCAACTCGACAACAACATCTTTCAGGCCAGCTCCATCGCGCAGAAATACAACTGCGCGCTGACCCGGCTGGACTTCCGACAGGAGGAAGGGCTTATGTCCTCGCTCCCGTTGGGCTACAACCAAATAGAGATAAAGCGGGGCTTGACCACATCAAGCGTCGCTATTTTTGTGCCCTTTACCACTCAAGAGCTGTTTCAGGACGGTGCGGAAGCCCTCTACTGTGGGCTGAACGCCCTCTCCAACAACCTCATCATGGTAGACCGCAAGTGGCTCAAGAATCCAAACGGGCTTATCTTGGGCACACCAGGCTCAGGAAAGTCCTTTGCCGCCAAGCGCGAGATCGCAAACGTGTTCCTCGTCACGGACGACGACATCATAATCTGCGATCCCGAAGCAGAATATGGCCCTCTGGTGGAGCGTCTGCACGGGCAGATCATCAAAATCTCACCCACTTCCGGCGACTTCATTAACCCTATGGACTTGAACCTCAACTACTCGGACGATGAAAACCCGCTTTCCCTCAAGTCCGACTTCATTCTTTCTCTGTGCGAGCTGATCGTCGGCGGCAAGGACGGCTTGCAGCCTGTGGAGAAAACCATCATCGACCGCTGCGTCCGGCTGGTCTATCGGGACTATCTCAACGACCCCAAGCCGGAGAATATGCCCATTCTTGAAGACCTGTATAACGAGCTGCGGAAACAGGAGGAAAAAGAGGCGCAGTACATCGCTACGGCGCTGGAAATCTACGTCTCCGGCTCCCTCAACGTCTTCAACCATAAGACGAACATCAATATCTCCAACCGCATCGTGAACTTTGACATCAAGGAGCTGGGAAAGCAGCTCAAGAAAATCGGGATGCTCATCGTCCAGGATGCCGTGTGGAACCGCGTCACCATCAACAGGGAGGCGCACAAGTCCACCCGCTACTACATCGACGAGATGCATTTGCTGCTCAAGGAGGAACAGACTGCCGCCTATACCATCGAAATCTGGAAGCGGTTTAGAAAATGGGGCGGCGTTCCGACCGGTATCACTCAGAACGTCAAGGATTTGCTGTCATCCCGCGAGGTCGAGAATATCTTCGAGAACAGCGACTACATCTATATGCTCAATCAGGCATCCGGCGACCGGCAGATACTCGCAAAGCAGCTCAATATCAGTCCCCATCAGCTCTCGTATGTCACCCATTCCAGCGAGGGCGAGGGGCTTTTGTTTTACGGGAACATCATCTTGCCCTTCGTGGACAGGTTCCCCAAGGATACGGAATTGTATCGTATCATGACCACCAAGCCGCAGGAACAACTTCCGGCGTAATTTGAAAAAGGAGATTGACCGATATGGAACACGTTTATGGACTGTACAATCACACGGACTTCGGCACCGTCCGCACACTCGTGACGGATGGCGTTGTCCTGTTCTGCGCCAACGATGTGGCCGAGGCGCTGGACTTCTGCGACCCGCGCGGCGCGGTAAAATATCATTGCAAGAACATTGAGAAGCATCGCCACTACACCAACGGCGGCGTTCAGATGATGAATTTCACCGACATTGATGATGTGATGCGCCTCATCGCTTTCAGCAAGATCGAAAACAGCGAGGAATTTGAGGATTGGCTGATTAGCGAGGTCGTTCCCCATGCCCTTGCGGAAGCGGGCATTGACCCCAAGAACGGCTATGATATGGACGAGGAGTGCCTTATCCGCAAGGATGACTATATCTCCCGCCTGTATCTGGAAACAGCCCTTTACGCCACGCTGGATTGCCTTGTGCGCGGCATTCGAGAGCTGCCGGACAACCGGGACACGCACCTGTTAAAGCTGTTCTCCGAAAGGAGTAGCGAGCTTGTAGACGATGTGTTTTTCGGTTCCGGCATCACCAGAAAATTCGTAGCCGACAGCAACATCGACCATATCTCCGACCAGCTGGAAAACGTGCTGCTCTCCCCGGAGGACGCCGGGTATGTGAAGCTGGATGAGCTTGATGAAGACGACTACGATGACGAGGATGAGTATTTCGAGTATGACGATGAGTGCGAACCCGAAGCGTCCGAGACCGGCGACATCAGCGCGATCCTCGACTGCTGTAAGCGTATGTTGGCCATTGCCGGTGCTCAGTTAAGCAGGCTTGAAGACGAGTGAAGCCAAATCCTTTGTCGGGACTGGAGGTGACGCCACATGAGCAAACGCTCACCCCGGCTACAATTCACGGATGAGGAACGTACCTCGCCGGAGCTTAAAAAAGCGATACGCAAGGCAGACAAGCGCGTGGATAAGCTGGAAAAAGTCGAGGCAAGGATACCCCAAAAGACAGTAAAAATCAAAGAGCGCGTCGTTGACCCGAAATCCGGCAAGGTCACGACGCGCTTATCTTTTGAGGAGGTAGACAAAAAGCGCCCTCCCTCCAAGCTCTCCCATGCCGTCGCCGCCGCGCCTGCCAATACGGTGCTCGCCACGGCCCATCGGGAGCTGCGCCAGAGCGAGGATGATAATGTGGGCGTAGAGAGCGCCCACAAGCTGGAGGAGACCGCCGAGGGCGGTATCCGCATTGCGGACTCAGCCCATCGGAGCCATCAGCTAAAGCCCTATCGGAACGCTGACCGGGCCGAGAGCAAGGCCGACCGCGCCAATATCCGGGCGCTCAACAAGGAGGCCACCGCGCAGAACCCGCAGTTTTCCAGCAATCCCTATTCTCGCTGGCAGCAAAAGCAGGCCATCAAGAAGGAGTATGCCGCCGCAAAAGCCGGAAAAGGCGCGTCCAATACCGTTAAAGCATCCGAGGCCACCGCAAAGGCGGCGTCCAAGGCTGCGGAGAAGACCAAAAAGGCCGGTGAATTTATCGCCCGCCACAAGAAAGGCTTTCTCATCGTGGGCGCTCTTGCCGCAATCGTGGCTCTGCTGCTAAATGTGGCGTCCTCCTGTTCCATTCTGGTGGAGGGCGGATTATCTGCTATCGGTATGTCCACCTACCCCAGCGAGGACGCGGATATGCGCGCCGCCGAAGCGCAGTATTGCGGCATGGAGGCAGAGCTGCAAGATATGCTTGACAACTATGAGCGAACGCACGACTACGACGAATATCACTATGATTTGGATGACATTGAGCACGACCCCTATGTGCTCATCTCCGCGCTGACGGCCTTGCAGGGCGGCGCGTGGACGATAGACGAGGCACAGGGCAACCTTGCCATGCTGTTTGAAAAGCAGTACATCCTCACGGAAACCGTCACTTCGGAGACGCGGTACAGGACGGAGACGCGCACCGGCAGCTATTCCTATACCGACCCCGAAACCGGCGAGACGGTATGGGAGGATTACGAGTACGACGTACAGGTTCCATACACCTACTATATCTGCACCGTGGAGCTGGAAAACTTCAATCTGTCCCATGTGCCCGTCTACATCATGTCCCATGACCAGCTCTCCATGTACGCCATGTACATCGGCACCTGCGGCAACCGGCCTGACCTCTGGCCAGCATCCGCTTATGTCGCCAAGTACATCAACGGAACCTATACGGACTATGAGATACCCCCGGAGGCGCTGGAGGATGAGGTCTTCGCCGCCATGATGAAGGAAGCGGAAAAATACCTTGGTTATCCCTATGTTTGGGGCGGCAGCTCTCCAAGCACATCCTTCGACTGTTCCGGCTTCGTGAGCTGGGTTATCAATCACAGCGGCTGGGATGTGGGGAGGCTTGGAGCGCAAGGGCTGTGCAATATCTCTACGCGGGTATCGGCAAGCGAGGTAAAACCGGGAGATTTGGTGTTTTTCATCGGCACCTACGATACGCCCGGCGTCAGTCACGTCGCTATCTACTGCGGGGACGGCTGGATCATCCACGCGGGAGACCCCATCTCATATCTGCATCTTCCCTCCAGCGGATTGCAGAACAATTTTTACTGCTACGGGCGTTTGCCCGGTAATTGAGAACAGGAGGACGAAATGAACAGCAAAATCATGAAGCTGCGGACGGAGCGAGAAAAGAACGTCGGAAAAATCTCCGCGCTCCAGTCCCGCAATAAGGAAATAGACGGTCAGATCATCGAGCTTGAGAACACTGACATCATCGGGCTTGTCCGTGACAGTGGCATCTCGCCTGAAATGCTCGCGGAGCTGATTCGATCCATGAAGCAGAAGCCCGCAGCGGCAATTCATAATCGTGGCGATGAAAAGGAGGATTTTTCTAATGAGGACTAAACCTAAAAAGCATATTGTCCGGGCGCTTGTGCTGTCCCTTTGTCTCTGTCTTCTCTGCCTGCCCTTGATGGGTATGGCGATGGTTGACGAGGGCGGCGATGAGCCAGAAATCGTAGAGATCGACATTTTGCCGGAGGAAGCAAGCGGCGACAGTGCGCTTCTTTCATGGCATCGCCCCGGTCATGGCGGCGGCGGGCACGATGACCCCTGTGACCCGAAACCACCTACGCCTGTCTGCAACTGCGAGACCAAATGCGAGGGCGACACGCCCAACGGGAATTGCCCCGTCTGCTCTGCTGACGTGACGGGCTGCACCGGCGCAGAGCCTGCGCCTACGCCCGTCTGTAACTGTGAGACCAAGTGCCAGAGCGACGCGCCCAATGGGGATTGTCCCATCTGTTCTGCTGACGCGACGGGCTGCACCGGCGTAGAGCCTACGCCTGCGCCGGTCTGCAACTGCGAGACCAAGTGCCAGGGCGACGCGCCCAACAAGGACTGCCCTGTCTGCTCTACTGACGTGAACGGTTGCACCGGCGAGGTTCCCGACCCGGATTTTACGATCCGAATCGTCCGGCCCGATGGCTGGTACACCGATACGGCCTCCGTTGTCATTCGCGTTCTTGATGAGAACAAGACCGGCTGGGAAAAGGTCGAGGTCAAAATCGAGAAAAACGGTGCGTGGACTGATTTGACAGACGAGCTTGCGGAACACGAAAAAGCCGAGGTTGAAATCAGCGAAAACTGCACCCTCTATGTCACTGTTACCGACAAGGCAGGGAAATCGCATACCAAGAGCGCCTATGTGGAGTGCTTTGACAGGGAAAGCCCCACCGTCCGGGCTGGCATCGACGGGGCGCTGCTGCGCGTGGAGGCCAGTGACGATCTCTCCGGCGTTGAGTACATCTACATCAATGGGTATCGCTTCACGAACCTGACCAACGGGACGCTGGATGTACGCCTGAAGGACTACGCCGACGAATACGGGCAAATGACTGTGGTGGCCGTAGACTACGCTGGGAATAAATCCAGAACCGTACAGATCAAAAGCCCCTATTATGGCGAGGATGATGGAGGAACGGAAACACCGACGCCTACCGTAAAACCCACGCCTACGCCGACCCCCACGCCTACTCCCACACCGACCCCGAAGCCTGTTACCAACAACGGCGGCAATGGCGGCAACACCTCAACGCCCACGGTCTCGCCCAAGCCTACCGAAACGCCCACAACTAGCGGGGAGGAAATTACCATCGTCCCCGGCACGGGCTTTTCGGAGAACGGAAACGCTGTCACCCGCGATTTGCTCTATGACAAATACACCAACAAGCAGTTTATCGTTGTGCAGGACAGAGACGGCAACACCTTCTATATGGTCATCGACTACGACAAGCCGATTGATGAGGACGCCAATCTGTATGAAACGTATTTCCTCAATCTTGTTGATACGGCAGACCTTGCGGCGTTGGCCGAGGATGGCGGCGAGGAAATGGTATGCGCCTGTGCGGATAAATGCGTTGTGGGTTCAATTAACACCTCCTGCCCGATCTGTGCCTCCAACATGAGCGAGTGTACCGGCAAGGAGGCTGTGCCGGAGCCTACCACGGAGCCGGACACCGACATCGAGGGCGACGGTGATACTGAGCCGGAGGAAAAAAGCAACAGTGGCCTTCTGCTGCTTGTGCTTGTGCTCGTCCTTGCCGGTGGCGGCGCTCTGTACTGGTTCAAGTTCAAGAAGAACAAGCCGCAGACCAAAGGCCCCGCCGATCTGGACGATTACGACTACGGCGAGGACGATGATGAGGATATGGAATACGAAACCGAGGATGATACCGCCTCTGAACAGACTGCTACCGAGGATGCAGAAGAATGAAACGGCCAGCTCCAAGCGTTCTTAAAACGCTGATTCAAGAGCGCAAACAGCCGGAAACAGCCCCTCCAATATCGGAGGGGCTGCGTTGTCTGGCCTGTCCTAACAACGGTGTGATGTGCAATCGGGCCTGCCGCAGCATCAACGACGCGAAGAATGTGCCCAAACGCGGAATTGAGCGATAGTCCAAGGTCATTGAAGCCCTCATGCTCGCATGGTACACTCAGTTTATCGCCGGTTTTGGCGAAATATGTTTAAGGAGCGGTATCATGCTTACATTTGAAAGAGTGTTCGAGACCTTTGCGGATTATCTGGACGAAGATAAGGCAACTGAGGTCGTCAAGGCCGCGCATGGCTACATTGTGATGTTTTGGCACAAGGAGCGGGCTGAATACGACTTTTTCGCCCTCTGCAAAACTCCACACGCCTTGCTGAAGGAGCTGGCCAGTCGCTACGGAGGGTATCTGGAGTGGCTCGCTTGCGGCGGCGAGGGTGATCCTACCGCCAAACAGAAGGCTGAGATTGCCAAGAAGAAAAAAGCTATTCGGGTAGAGTGCCTCAGCTCCGACAAATAGCACAATGAACAGAATATCGACAACAAACAGCAGTCCAACCGGGCTGCTGTTCGCTGTTTTACGACGAAAAGGAGAAATGAATACATGAAACTTGTAATTGCGGAAAAGCCCTCCGTGGGCATGACGCTGGCCTCCGTGCTCGGCGCGAACAAGCGCGGGGATGGGTACATGGAGGGCGGCGGTTATATCGTGTCCTGGTGCTTCGGCCATCTGGCGGAGCTGTCCAGCGCCGAAACGTATAACGCAGAGTTCGCCAAATGGCGCTATGACGATCTGCCCATCGTGCCTGAGCCGTGGCGTTTCAAGATTTCCAAGGATAAGCACAAACAGTTCGACATTCTCAAGCAGTTCATGCGCCGCGAGGATGTTAGCGAGGTCATCAACGCCGCCGACGCGGGGCGCGAAGGCGAGCTTATCTTCCGCACAGTCTACGCGCTGGCAGGCTGCACCAAGCCCATGAAGCGTCTGTGGATTTCCTCTATGGAGGATGAGGCCATTCGTGAGGGCTTCAAGAACCTGCGTCCGGGCAGCGACTATGACGGGCTGCATCAATCCGCGCTCTGTCGCGCCAAGGCCGACTGGTTGGTTGGTATCAACGCCACGCGGCTGTTTTCCGTGCTGTATCACCGCACTCTGAACGTGGGGCGCGTCATGTCTCCGACGCTGGCGCTCATCGTCCAGCGCGAGGCCGAGATCGACGCATTTAAGCCGGAGCCGTTCTACACGGTCAATCTGGACTGCGGCGGTATTGCCGTTTCCGGCGACAAGCTGAAAATCAAGGCCGAGGCGAATACCATCGCCACCGCCTGTAATGGCCAGACGGCCACCGTCAAAAGTGTGGAGCGCAAGGAGAAAACCGAGAAAGCACCCGCGCTGTATGACCTGACCACCCTCCAGCGCGACGCCAACCGTCTGTTGGGCTACACGGCGCAGCAGACGCTTGACTATCTCCAGTCCCTATATGAGAAACGCCTTTGCACCTACCCCCGTACTGACAGCAGATACCTCACCGATGATATGGTGGGTACAGTCTCCGCACTGACCGCCATTTCTGCCACGATTTGCGGAGCAAATGCTCCTGAAACGGTGCTTGCGAAGCAGGTCTGCAACAGCGCCAAGGTCAGCGACCACCATGCCGTCGTACCGACCATAAGCTCCAAGAAAGCAGACATCTCCGCGCTGCCTGCCGGTGAGCGGAATGTTTTGCAGCTCGTCGCCCGTCAGCTCCTTTGCGCGGTCAGCGAGGCGCACCGTTACGCAGAGACGACCGTATCTGTCGAGTGCGGCGGGATCGTCTTCACCACCAAGGGAAAAACCGTCATCGCTCCCGGATGGAAAGCCTTCCTTGAGGCGGAGCAGACAGATAAGCCTCTCCCAGAGCTTGCCGAAGGACAGTCCTTGCCCATCGCTGATGCCACCGTCAAGGAGGGCAAAACCACCCCGCCCAAGCATTACACCGAGGATACCGTCCTTGCCGCTATGGAGGTTGCCGGAGCAAAAGAAACGCCGGAGGAAGCGGAGCGTAAGGGGCTGGGTACTCCCGCCACCCGTGCCGCCACTATCGAAAAGCTGGCGTCTACAGGCTTTATCGAGCGTAAAAAGGCCAAGAAGACCGTCAATCTCATTCCGGCAAATACCGGCGTGTCGCTCATCACGATTTTGCCGGAGCAGCTTCAGTCACCCCTGCTCACCGCCGAATGGGAGCACAAGCTGATGCAGATCGAGCGCGGCGAGCTGGAGCCGGACGTTTTTCTGGCCGGTATCACTGAGCAGATGCGCGACTTGGTGAAGACCTATACGGTAATCAAGGGCGCAGAGGTACTGTTTCCCTCTGGCCGGGAGGTCATCGGCAAGTGCCCGCGCTGCGGCGGCGATGTGACTGAGAGTAAAAAGGGATTTTTCTGCGAACGGAACGACTGCCGGTTTGGGCTGTGGCGGGATAACAAGTTCCTCACCGCCAAGCGTATCAGCCTCACGAAAACCGATGCTGCGGCGCTTCTCAAGAATGGCCACGTTCATGTGAAAAATGCTTACTCCGAAAAGAGCGGCAAAACCTTTGATGCCGACCTGCTGCTGGAGGACAACGGAGAGCGCAGCATCTACCGCTTCGATTTTGGCAAGGAGGCCAAGGCATGAAGCTGTCCAAATATGAGCAAGAGACCATCATCCTCTACAACGAGGAGGAACCCACCGCCAACGTCTACACTCATGACCCCAAGCTGATCGACAAGCTCAAACGCATATCCAAGAAGTGCCCCGGAAAGGTCTACCCGGAGCACAAGGAGCATCCCGGCGCGGTCAGCTACACCGTTCCCAAGAGCTGCGTCAGCATCCGGGAGCCGTACAGCGACGCCAGACGCAAGGCCGACAGCGAGAGGGCGAAAAAGGCGGGAATCGTCCCGCCTGCGCGGAGCGTAGGTTCCAAAGCTGAATAACGGAATTGCCCCCGCATGGGTCAACAGCACCTGTGCGGGGGAGGTTCTTTTTTTGAACAAATGAACCGTGAAAGGAGCAAAATATGCCCGAAGTTCAAAACAATAAAGACCGGCTCAAGGAAATAACCGAGAGCATTGAGACCGGCATAAAAGACCTGTTCCAGTCGGATAAGTACCAGCAATATCTTCGCACCATGAGCCGCTTTCACAAGTATTCCGTGAATAACACTATGCTCATCTATATGCAGAAGCCGGACGCCACCCTTGTGGCAGGCTTCAACAAGTGGAAAGACCAATTCGAGCGCAATGTCATGAAGGGCGAAAAAGGCATCAAGATTATCGCCCCCACTCCCTTCAAGAAGAAAATCGAACAGGAGAAGCTCGACCCGGATACCAAGCTGCCGGTGCTCGACGCGGAGGGCAAGGTAATCATTGAAGAAAAGACCGTCCAGATACCCATGTATAAGGTGGTCAGCGTCTTTGACGTATCGCAGACAGATGGAAAGCCCTTGCCTACGCTTGCGACAGACCTTTCGGGAAACGTCCAGAATTACGACGTGTTCATCGAGGCGCTCAAGCGTTCCGCGCCCGTGCCCATCGCATTTGAGGCCATGCAGCCGGACATGGACGGCTACTTTTCGGGCGACGAACAGCGAATTGCTATCCGCGAGGGCATGAGCGAGGTACAGACGGTTTGCGCCACCGTCCACGAAATTGCCCATTCCAAGCTCCATAACAAGGATTTGCCGGAGGCCAAGGAGCAATGGAAACTCGTCATGGTCAGCGATGGCGGCACAAAGAAGGACTTCACCGGCGGTTATGATACGCAGGCAGAAGCGGAGGCTATCGGTGAAGCAAACGGCTGGCAGCACACAGATGAGAACAGTTTTGTTTGGCGTCTTGAGGTTGAGGAAGATACCTCTGTCGCGGAATTTGTAAAGAAAAGCCGCAACACCGAGGAAGTGGAGGCCGAGAGCGTCTCCTTTGCCGTTTGCGCGTATTACGGCATCCCCACAGGTGAGAACAGCTTCGGATATATCGCCGGTTGGTCTAAGGACAAGGAGCTGTCGGAGCTGCGCGCTTCACTGGAGACCGTCAACAAGACCGCCAGCGGGCTTATCACAGACCTTGACCGCAACTATGCCATCATCATGAAGGAGCGCGGGCTGGACAAGGCCACGCCGGAGCAGACAGCGCCCGTAGCTGACCAACCCACAACCGAAACCGGCGAGCCATATTTTGAATACAAGCTCCATGCAAATCCCCGGTCAACAGGCGAAAAAGATGCCAGCTTTATTCAGGCGTATGAGCATAAAGACGGCAAGTTGTATCCCGCTGATATTATCGGCTTCGGCGCGTATGATGACCTGCGCTCTGTGGTGAACAAGCTCAACGACGAAAAAGCCACGCCGGAGGAAGCAAAAAAGGTGTTTGACGCCGCTCCTGAACAGCAGCCCGGATATGAAGAATGGAGCGAACCGGCTACCGCAGATAACGCACCAGCGCAGCCGGACACGCCCTCCGACGATGTGAACGCATATCTGCCCGACGAAGCACCCCTTGGCGGCGGCAGAATCGTGGATATGCAGGTCGAAACCTACGATCCGAACGCGAGGCCGGTTTATCCGGCAGACTATCCCATGCCAGACCCCAGCGTGTCCATTGAGGCCCTGAACGCCTATGGCTACACCGATGGTGATATGCTCCCGCTTTCCAAGGAACGGGCGATGGAACTGTTTGAGAGGGACATCACCGTATATATACTCTATGAGGGCAACGGCTCCGGTATGGCCTTTGATACCGATGACATCGAGCTGCACACCGGCATCTTCGGCGTTACCCGCGAGGAATGGGAGGAAGTCCGGGATTCGGCATCCGTCGTTGAAATGTATGCCGCCGACCAGCAGAGGCAGCTTGAGAACAGCTTTCTTGAAAACAAGAGCGACAGCTTCGCCATCTACCAGCTCAAGCGCGGCGAGGAAATGGCCGAAATCCGCTTCATGAACAGCGATTATCTGAAAGAGCACGACATCGAGCCTGAACGCGGGAATTATGTAAATGTAGCAGATTTCATATAATTACATATCATCAAAAAGCAGCATTTTGCTATAACGGGCAGAATTGTAAATGGTAAGATAAAGTACACACTTTTCAGCCAATAGAACTGCACAGTTTTTCGACACATAAAGTGCACAGTTTTTCGCCAAGACTGCACAACCTCCGAGGAGTTGGTAAAATGAAGCCAGCCGAAACGGAGGTGGCGAGAAATGAAGGGGTATCGTGTGTACAATTCTATTCAACAATTAAAAGACATGGGCTTTAAGCGAGCTGCCGTGGCGGCACAGCTTCAAATCAATCGCCGTACAGTGGACAGGTATTGGACAATGACGGCAGATGAGTATGAAACGCAGCAGCAGGCCCTGAAGCGTGGGAGCAGCGTGGATGATTACCGCGACCAGATTCTGTATTGGTTGAGGGCTTATCCAACACTTTCCTCCGCACAGGTCTGCGACTGGCTAAAAGAGCATTATAACGAAGACTTCCGGGAACGCACCGTTTCACGGTATGTCAAGCGGCTCCGAGAGGAATACGGCTTGAAGAAGGTTCCTATTCCGAGAGACTATGAAGCGGTACCCGAGCTCCCGATGGGGCAGCAGATGCAGGTGGACTTTGGACAGCTCCTGATGCCGAATGTTGACGGTGGACAGACCAGAGTTTATGCAGCAGCATTTCTGCTCTCGGCATCCCGGTACAAGTATGCCGAAATGCAAAGCCGACCTTTCACAGCAGCAGACTTGGTGAATATTTGCCACAACTGTTTCAGATATTTCGGTGGAATGCCGCGTGAAATGGTTTTTGACCAGGACAGCATTGTATGCGTCAGCGAAAATGCCGGAGATATTGTCTACACCTATGAATTTGAAAAGTTCCGGCAAGAGACGAAAATGACAATCTACATGTGCCGTGGCGCAGACCCCGAAAGCAAAGGGAAAATTGAGAACACGGTAAAATATATCAAGGGCAACTTCTTGAGCAATCGCCTTTATGTGGATGACGGGATTCTCAACGGCAGTTGTTTGGAGTGGCTGTCTCGTACCGCCAATGCAAAGGTGCACGGAACCACAAAACGTATTCCCGCTGAGGTTTTCAAGGAAGAATGTGAGCATCTTCGGCCGCTGGTTGGTTTTGATGAAGCTGTACTTCCTGTGGTTTGCCGCACCGTCCGAAAGGACAACACCATTATCTACGACAGCAACCGTTATTCCGTTCCTTTGGGTACCTACAACAAGCAGCCGGAGGTACGGATTGAAACGAAGGAAGGCATCCTTTACATCCAGACCATATTTGGTGAGGCGATTTGTGAGCACCGCATCTCCAGCGGCAGAGGGCTGCTCATCCAAAGCAAAAACCACACCAGAGACCGCACAACTGCCTTGGACAAGCTCCAGAATGATTTGGATGCTCGGTTAGAGCACAGAGCCGCAGAGTTTTTACAGGCCATACGCACGGAAAAAGCAAGGTATTCCAGAGACCAATTTCGCATCATACAATCTATGATTGACCAGCATGGCGTTCCTGAAGTGCTGGAGGCTGCTGATTTCTGCCAGTACAGCAATCTCAACAGCGCCAATATTTTAAAGGACTATCTTACCCACAAAGCCAAGGAGAATCCGAACGCTCCACCGTTGATTCCTCCCGTTGCATCCATTATTCCTGTAGCTGATGCAAAATACCATGTAACCACGCAAAAGCGGCCTCTGGATGTCTATGCGAAAGTGGGGGTAAGATGATGTTGACACCGCAGGAGCGAGTGCTGAACCTTCTGTCTGACCTCCGTATCCAGCCAGTTGATTTTGATGCCGTATATGCCGGCAAAAACAATCTGACACCGTTGGAAAGCGTGGAGCTGTTCCTAATGGAAGAGCAACGACTCCGGATTGAGAAGCAAACCTTGCTGCGCCGCAAGAGAGCCGCACTCCCCGCTGAAAAGGCGATTGAAACGTTTGATTTCGGCTTCCAGCGTAGCGTTACCCGGGAACAAATGCTCCGACTGAGTGATATGACTTGGGTGGAGCAGGCTTACAACATCTGCTTCTTGGGGCCTCCCGGCGTTGGCAAAACGCATCTTGCATTGGCGCTGGCTGTGCGAGGGCTCAATCTCGGATATGCCGTTGCGTTTGAAACACTTTCTGGCTTAATGTCCGTGCTAAAAACTGCTGAAATCTCAGGTGCAAGCAAGCGACGTTTGAAATATTTACAGAAAGCCGCCCTCGTTGTGGTGGACGAAGTGGGATTCATGCCCTTGACTCCGGCAGAGGCGAATCTGTTCTTTGGCTTTGTATCTTCCATTTCCGAGAAAACCTCGCTGATTATTACCTCCAACAAGGGTTTTGATGAGTGGGCTGATTTCCTTGGTGACGCCACCATTACGACGGCCATCCTCGACCGCCTCATCCACCACTGCGAGATTATTAACATGACTGGTAACAGCTACCGTCTAGCTCACCACCAGTCCATTACCGGCTAAAAAACTGGCGCTGAAAAAGTGTGCATTTGCTGGCGAAAAAGTGTGCACTTTACTTGACTGCTTACAAGAACGCTGCTTTTTTCTATTCGACAGAAAATCCCTTTGCGCGACAATTTGAAGTGCAAAAATGCCCACGTTTTTTGTCATTTCATACAACGCACTCGATAATTCGCTGCCGTGGCCCTCCATTTCTGAAATTTTGACTCAATACCATCTTTCAGAAAACGGAGGAAAAAAGTTTATGGCTAAAATCAATTTGCGGGATTATTATCCCTTCTATAACGAAGATATATTCATTGATGTATCCGATGAAATAGCGGATGTCCTACTTAAAGCTGAACGGCAAGAAAGATCTTATAGACGGCGTATGTACCGGTATAAAGCAGAGTATTCCCTTGATAAAGATGACGGAATTGAGCATGACGTTCTTTTTGCTTCCCTTTCGCCCTGCGAAATTTATGAGCGGAAGGTTACATATGAACAGCTTCATGCCGCCATTGCCTCTTTGCCGGACAAGCAGGCCAAACGTATCTACGCCCATTACTTTTTGGGCATGAGTAAAGCCGCTATTGCAAGAGCGGAAGGCGTTGGAAAAGCGACTATATGTGAATCTATCAGGCGTGGGTTAAAAGGTGTTGAAAAATTTTTAAAAAATATTTTTTGATGTCCCATACTTTTGCCCCAGAAATGTCATGGTTATTGAGAGATGCTTTTTCGCTCTTAAATGTAGTTTGAAAACTGAATATACATATTGCAGGCACAAAACCCGCGTGGCCGAAAGGCCAGCGACATAAGGCGCGCCGCCAAGACGACAGCTTCAGGAGGTGATCCGGTACAAGCTGTCCGAGCGAGAAGCGTTTAGCCTTAGACCCGGTTCGGCACACCGGGCGCGATGACAGCGCGGGGGATAATGATAACATCCTGCTGGAAAAGAACAGCCGTGGTACGCTGAACAATTTCTTGGGGACGCTGAAAAAGGTGGAGCTGATTGTGCTTGACGAGATTGGCTTCGTACCGCTGCACAAGGACGCTGCCGAGCTGCTGTTTCAAGTGGTCTCAGATTGCTACGAGCGCAAAAGCCTGATTATTACATCCAATCTGGAGTTCTCTCAGTGGAACACGGTCTTTGGGGACAACCGCTTGACCGCAGCACTGATTGACCGGCTCATCCACCATTCTCATATTTGCATTTTCTCTGGTGAGAGCTACAGGCTTACGCAGTCCATGCTCCGCCAGAAATCCAAGAAAGGAGCTACCCGATGAATACTGCTTTGACCGCCGAAGAAAAGTGCCGCCTCCGCAAATGGATTGCTGACGGAAATGATCCTGCCGACAATCCGTGGCTCATGTCTGGAGTGGATGGCAGGCCGTTGGATTTCATTACCGCATGGCGTGATATGCTCAGCTTGGAAGCAGAGCACATGGCGGGCCTCTGAAAAGGTCCCCAAAAGGCGCCCCAAAAATGCAGAATTGGGTCCCCAAAAATGCAGAACCGGACCTCGTAAAAGGCTCGCCAAAAGTACAGCGTTGGGCCCCCAAAAGGGCTCGGCAACCAACCATGCTGGTGCTGACCTGGACTATGTACTTCTCGGGGCCCTTTTTATGCACTTTCTACTTGACGAACACAGTTCTCATGGCGGTTTGTATAGGAATGAAACTTCGGTTGTGTCTCATAGAAAGCATTTTTGATAAATCGCAGAATAAACTAAATCGTTTTCAAGACCCGGATAAAACATATTACCGCATTCTTGAACGCTTTCCGGGTGTTTCCATGAACGACTTTAACGGGATGTTAAAAGCTGCAAAGCTGCCCGATTGGGAACGAAAGAAAGAGTTTCATAAAGCTGATAACTCATTGAGTTGGCTTTTTACCGATAAAACATCATAGCAAGCCCTCTTGAACCCCGAAAGGGGTTCTTTTTTTATGCCCAAATTCTGAAAATCATCGGTATTATGCGCGTTTTTAACCAACCCGCTGAGTTGGGATTCTAAAAACGAAATGCGCGATAATTGTAGTCAGCAGTAGGAAATATCTGCTGACTGCAGTCTTGTACGAAGCAATCGCGAGTGCTTGTACAACAGCGTTTCCGCTTCCTGACGAGGAGATGCCGGAATCGACTTCAAAGAAAAAACGGTGATTACATGACAAAATCCGAAAAGGAAATGTGGCGTATCAATATTGAGAATACGGCAGCAGCGGTCGCCGAGCAGTACGGGAATGAGGTTGTGACGTCAGTTTTCCGCCGCTACGACGCTCGTGGGCTATACGATCTGAGTCCCTATTATTACAGTGAGGCGTTCGGCGATTTAGAGCTTATCGCCAACGACAATTAACATAATCGTCCCGGACAAGACGTTAAAATGTCTGCCTGAGCCCCGGCTCATCTCTGTGGCCACGGAGATGCGTTCGTAGCTGGTGTGAGGGCTACACAAGTAAATAGAGTGCCAGCTGCGAACGGCTGGTCACCGATGTGAAGCGGAGAAATCCGCATGAGGTGACCATCTATGAAACTAAGGTCTGGCAGCCATTCAGGTTATCTCCGCTTCGGCTTAAGTGCCGAAAGGAGAAGACCCAATGGCAATCAATGACAACGAATCTACAGAACGCAAAATCTACCTTAAAGACCTGCACCAATGGGTACCAGTCAGCAAGACCGATTTCGACAACTATTACCGTGACGTCAACGCCTACCGTCGCCGCCAACAGGAGCACGGCCGCTGCGTCTGCCCGGCCAGTAAGCGCTATCTCTGCGATATGGACTGCTGCACCTGCCGTTTTCACAAGGGCGGCGATGAGCTTTCCCTTGATTACACTGCCACCGACGAGGATGGCAACGAAAAAAGCTGGCTTGAAGATCTTCCGGATGACAGGCCCAGCGCTCAATCTGTAATGGAAGACCGCGAACTGCTGGACACGCTTCTTCATAAGCCAAAGCCTGTTGAGACCACTTTACTGTGGTTTTGGCAGACTTTTTCCTATGCGAACACTATTTTCCCAATCAGGTGCTATCGACAGGCATTCTTTATGTATTTACATCGAGCACTTGCAAAATCAATGCAAACGATGTATGCTTATGTATGAAAAGTTCTTACATTTGGAGTGATGACCTATGCCCGAACAAACCTTTATACAGGTGCGCATCGACAGCAGCCTCAAGCAGAATGCAACAGACATATTGAATGAGCTTGGTATGGATATGCCAAACGCCATCCGCATGTTCCTCAAGCGTATCGTAATAGAGCGCGGACTTCCGTTTGACGCAAAGCTGCCGGATGTACCGGAAGAAGCAGGCGCGACCAATCAAAACAAAACGGTCGAATATATACCGGCCAAGCCGGTAAAAGCCATACCCATGCAGGAGTATATCGACCTCCTTTGCAAAGTCCCCGCCGGGAAGATCACACGCATGACGGATATTGAGAATTATCTTGAAAAAAAGCACGGGGTCGCTCATGTTCAGATTGTGTTTACTGTGAACTACAACAATCCACTATGGGAGGGAATCCCGCTCTGGCGTGAGGTTTCTACACGCGGCATGTTACAGGATACTAAGTATTACAGTCGTGACCGGCAGGCAGATATGCTCCGCAAGGAAGGATTAAGTATTGTGCCAGGAGGTTCACGTCAGCGTTCATTGAAAGTGGAGAATTACAGGGACTATTTATTCGATTTTGACGCCTTATCTGAAAATGAAACGGGAGAGTACAGCGATGGACGATAAAATCATGCCGATCGGACAAAATACCGTTATGAGCGATTTCGTGAAAACGGATAACATTCTTAATGATATGCGCGAAATCATCGAACGGACGAGAGATAGCGCATATCAAGCCGTCAACATGGCGCTGATTCAGCGCAACTGGCTGCTGGGATACCGAATTGCCGAGGAGGAGCTTGGCGGAGAAGACCGGGCTGAATATGGCGCAGCTGTCATCAAAAAGTTGTCGCGTGAGCTGACCGATTTATATGGCCGGGGATATACCAAAAGCAACCTTTATCAGTTCACGCAGTTTTATAAGACGTTCCCGGAGATTTTCCACGCAGTGAGTGGAAAATCCGCGCCGTTGCTTTCGTGGACGCATTTCCGCATTCTATTGCAGGTGCAGGATGAGGTCGCCAGAGCGCGGTATCTCAAGGAAGCAGCAGCGCAAGTCTGGAGCGTCAGAACCTTGCAGCGCAACATCTCCACACAGTATTACTACCGCATGTTGAAAACACAGGCTCCGGAAATCGTCGAGTCTGAAATGAAGGAGCTTACATCGTCTTATCAGGCCGACAAGCTGGAGTTTATCAAGAATCCAGTCATCGCGGAGTTTCTTGGTCTATCCGGCGACAGCACATATACCGAAACCAATTTGGAAAAGAGCATCATCAGCAACTTGCAGCGGTTTTTGATGGAGCTTGGCAAGGGTTATGCCTTTGTCGCAAGGCAGCAGCATATCCATACTGAAAAGCAAGACTACTTCGTTGACCTTGTGTTTTATAATTACATTCTTAAATGCTTTGTTCTTATCGACCTCAAAACCGAGAAGATCACCCATCAGGATGTCGGACAAATGGATATGTACATCCGCATGTACGACGAGCTGAAACGCAGCGAGGGAGATAACCCGACGATAGGCATCGTCCTCTGCTCTGACACCGACGAAGACATTGCCCGGTACTCAATCCTTCATGGCAACGAACAGCTCTTTGCCACAAAATATAAGCTATATCTTCCCACAGAGGATGAGCTTCGAGCGGAGATTGAGACTCAAAAGGCTATGTTTTATTTGCAGCAACAGGAAAAGGCCGAAGAATAGAGACGGTTTTCTGAAAATGAAATGGCACAGAAATGGCAGGGTTCGCGCCGATGACACGGTAAATCACCCATGATATAATTGATAATATCAAAAAGTGTGCTCGTTACGGCAGCCCCCGCCAAGGAGGTGTGTATATGCCTGCGGAAAACAAGCAGAGACCTCTGCATATCTATAAGTATCTTATGGACAACACGGATGAAGAACATCCGGCAACAATAAAAGACATTACCGCTTATCTGAATAGCATCGGCATTGAGATTGGCACCGAGGCAGGTCGAAAGACCATTTCCGACGATATTGACGAACTGCAAGCCTGTGGTTTTGACATTATCAAGACGAGAAGCACCCACAATCTGTATTTTGTTGGTTCGCGTGTCTTGGAGCTGTCAGAGCTAAAAATGCTGGTGGATGCAGTCCAGGCGGCGCGGTTCATTACATCGGGCAAAGCGCGCGATCTTATCAAGCGGTTGACCTCGCTGGCGAGTCCGCATCAGGCGGGTGAATTGAAGCGCAAACTGTATGTGGAGGGGCGCGCTGAGGACGCGAATGTGCTTGCCGTAGTGGATATGCTGTATAAGGCCATCCAGACAAAACAGACCATGACCTTCAAGTATCACGACTACACATCGGAGAAAAAACGGGAGCACAAGCATAACGGGCAGATATATGAGCTATCGCCTTATGACCTGTTCTGGAGTAATGACCGTTATTATGTGCTGGGCTACTCCAAAGCCCATGAGGATATAGCGACTTTCCGCGTTGACCGTATCGACAAGCCGCAACTTACCAACAAGCCCGCCGCACCGAAGCCAAAGGAATATCGCATTGAGAACTTTCGGGATAGCGTCTTTTTGATGTATGATGGGCCGCGCCAGACGGTGGAACTGCTCTGCGACAATGATATGATGAACGCCATAGTTGACAAGTTTGGCCGCAAGGTCGATACCTCCGTTGCCGACGCCGAACACTTCACAGTCACGGTGGAGATGTCTACTGGCCCTACTTTCTTCGCGTGGGTATTCAACTACGCCGGGAAGATTCGTATACAATCACCGCAGACTGTGATTGACGAATACCGGGCGCATTTTAAGAAAGCAGCGAAGTCTCTGTAAGACTCATGTTTTTACCACAAGCGAATAACGAGGTGGGCGCTAAAACGCTCACCTCGCTTTGTTTTGCGAAAAAGCCCTTGAAACGGCACCTACTTCTTGCTATAATTTCCCCATCAGAAGCAGACGCTTCCGATAGAAACGGGGTATGGATATGAGAAGCAAAAGCCCGGTGCTGATGGAACGCATACGCGATTTCGTTGAGAGCTACTACTTTGACAGTGGCCGTTCTCCCTCCACTACCGAGATCGGAGATGCAGTCGGCATCGCCCGTGGTACAGCGTATAAATACCTTGTTGCCATGAGTGAGCGCGGCCTCATTTCCTATGAGGACGGCAACGCCGCAACTGAGCGGATGCGGTCGTTGACCTCCGAGGTAAACCCCGCCGCCAGTGTTTCCGGCTTCGTTCCATGCGGTACGCCGCAGACTATTGAGGCCAGCATCGAGGAATATGTTCCTTTGCCGGTAGCCATCTTTGGTAATGGGGAGCTTTTCATCGTTCGAGCAAGCGGAGATTCCATGATTGAGGCCGGTATTGAGGATGGCGATCTGGTGGTCGTTCATAAGCAGGAGACAGCAAAAGACGGAGACATAGTGGTGGCACTGGTGAATAACGAAAACACGTTGAAGCGTTTTTTCCACGACCGGCGAAGGCGCTGCATCCGGCTCCATCCTGAAAACAGCGCAATGGAGGATATTCTGGTTAGAGAGTGCTTCATTCAGGGCGTGGCGCAGCAAGTCATCAAAGACCTGTGACGCTTGCCACACAAGCCAATAGCAGTCAACAGCCCCGCTTAACGGGGCTGCAAATTACTACAAGCGAGGCGAGAAGCGAATGAGAATCAACATAGTACCTGTGCGGCGATACTGCCCAAACTGCGGGCACATTGTTTCGGGATACCGAGGCGAAAACGGCATTGCAAAACTAAGCTGCTGTTTGTGCGGCACGGTGTTCGTCAGCAAGCTGAAAGGCCGTCGTCACGACAACATGGATATTTACGCCCCCAAGGGCGCTGTCTTTGCAGAGTTCTGCACAGATGAATCGGAGCTGCTATATGGTATACATGAATGAGTTGACCTTCGAGGTGTGGGATTTTCAGGGCGTGTTTGGGGATATGGATGGATGGTTTTCAGTGGATGAGCTGATTGCCCCAATAGTCCGGGAATTGAATCTAAGGGGCTATCGCACCACTTATTCTTGCTCCGGCCACCCCATCTCCGGGCTGCTCCCTGTGTATGACTCAGACCCGGACATCGACGGTGTTGAGCCGTGTGGGTATTGTGAGAGCTTTTCATCTGCGGCCTATATCGCGTTTGACAGGGACTACGGCATGGGACTCATCACCGCAATTCCAGACGGATTTTATATGGATGATGATAACACCGTAATCCGCCGCAGATATAAAGCCGAGACAGGCTTCCCATTGCTCCATGAACGGCTGGATGCCTGTGAGAGTCTCTTTCAATGGGCGTGTGCCCTGCCTATCCTCGCCCCGAACAGACTGCTGTGTTCGGGCAAGTAAAAATCAAAACTGAATAAGCGGTATGGAGAGCATAAGGTCGGGCTGAAACAGCGCCACAGCTAAATCCTTATGAAGCACATACTCGATTCCCGGTTGGTTTAACCAGACATACATGAGAGGCCGCCGGCAAGACAGATTTGGGATAAGTCTGTCTTGCCGACGGCCTCTTTTTTGCGTTTTGCCGGTCACGGAAAGCGCAAAAAATCTAAAAAAACTTTTCTAAACCGGAAAAAACCCTTCCGGTTTAACTCGTACACTTGGCTCACGAAGCAGATGGAAGGAGGTGAGGGCGTGAGAACAAACGAGCGGCGGGAGCTGCTGCTGGAGGTATTACTCCAGCGACGGCAGGATACCACGGTAAATCTGGCTGCTGAGTTTGGCGTCACCGAGCGTACCATACGCAGCGACATTGAACATCTCACGTCCTCCTATCCTCTTGAAACTGTACGCGGTCGCTACGGCGGCGGCGTCAGGGTTGCCGATTGGTACAGACAGGGCCGCAGACATCTCAGTTCCGAGCAAGCGGCGCTGCTGGACAAGCTGGCCTCTACCCTTCAAGGCGAGGAGCGAGCCGTCATGGACAGCATCCTCACTCAATTTGCTCCGTATTCGCGCCGGAGCCGGTAACAGTTTAACCCCGGTCGGTGCGCTGAACTTTGACAACAGAATACCTTTACCAGAAACGACCTCTCTTGCAATAGCCAAGCCAAAACACGCGCCATGACCTCCCTTGGAGCGAGCGATAACCGTGACTTTTGGGAAAGCCGGACAGTTCCCGGTTGGCGATGACAGCGGAGAGGAGATACTCCCCACCAGGGATAGTCCGAGCGTGTTAACAACCGTCGCAGGCAATCCGGTGAGTGGCCTCGTAAGTTAAGCGGGGGCGGAAAGCGAGTGCCGACAACTAACGGCAATCTGGATAAAGTTGAAACGATAAATTGTGGACGCCGATAGCGGCAGATGTCTCTACCGGCGTCCGGTACATATCACAGATCGGGAGGTATATCCAGTGAACCAGAACTTCCACGACTTCTATCGTGGCGAAATCTATTATGCCTATCTGGAGCCGTCCTTTGGCCATGAGCAGGGCGGCACTCGCCCCGTTCTCATTCTGCAAAACGATGTGGGCAACTATTATTCCCCGACGATCATAGTCACGGCGGCGACCACGCAGAAGCACAAAAAGTCATCCTTACCGACCCATGTGACGTTGACGGATATTGAGGGCTTGCCGGATGCCTCCGTCTTCATGCTGGAGGTGCTCAGAACCATCGACAAGCGACGTATCCGCAAATACGCGGGCAAGCTCACGCCGGAGCAGATGGAGAAGATCGACGCCGCCCTCCGTATCAGTCTCCGGCTTGATGAGGACGATTATCTTCCCACCGAAGTGGAGGCTCCGTGATGAACAAGCCTTTGAAAATCGACCCTGAGTTTGAATCCAAATGCCCGCCTCTGACAGATGATGAATATAGGCTGCTTGAGGAAAACATCTTATCCGAGGGGCTTGTGCTGATGCCGCTCATCGTATGGGACGGCACCATCATCGACGGCCACAACCGATATAAGATAGCACAGACCCATCCCGGCATTGAGTATAGCACCCACGAAAAGCAGTTTGAGAACCGCTTTGCCGCAATCTCTTGGATATGCAAAAACCAGCTTGGCCGCAGAAATCTGACGCCGCAGCAGAAGAAATATCTGATTGGGCAAAGGTACGAAGCAGAGAAGATGGCACATGGTGCGAGCGACGGTTTTCGTGGCAACCAGCACAGCAATTTGGTAAGTGGCCAAAATGACCACTTACCAGCCTTGTTGAAAACAAGAGAACGAATTGCGGAGGAAACTCATACCAGTGATGGCTATGTTAAAAGAGCTGGGACATACGCCAAGGGCGTTGATGCTGCCGAGGATGTCCTCCCAGGCATCAAGGACGAGCTTCTTTCCGGCTCAATTAAGCCGTCAGAGGCGGATGTTGCCGCCGTTGCCAAAGCTGCGCCTGATGAGCGTCGCCAGTTGGCCGAGGGATTGCGAATTGCCAAGCCCAAAGCACCAGCTCGGTCAAGCCCTGCGGCGACCACAGCATCAAGAGCTGTTCGTCAAGACCTCAAGGAAATCCGGGAGATCTATGCGGATATGAACGAGGCGGCCAGCCCGGTCAGCGAGGATTCCGTTCTTGAGACGCTGCATGGAGCCGTGACCGACATGATCCGTGTCTGCGACACCCTTTTTATGGACTTCCCACGCTTGCTTAAAGACCATACATACAAGGCAAAGGTTATCGAAATCATGCAGGAACCCAAAAGCTACATTTTACAAATAGAAGGAGACAGAATATGAAGTACGCAGAAATGGTTCATGAAATCATGAACATTAACAGCCGCGAACTTATCATCCCCACCGCCTATCAGCGTAGGCTTCGCCCCGAACGAGTTGCCAGAATCGTCGCCAAGTTTGATGAGCACATCGCCAACGAGCCGAAGGTCAGCTTCCGCGACGGACGTTATTATGTTTTCGACGGACAGCACACCATCGCGGCCAGAAAGAAGCTGAACAAGGGCCGCGATCTTCCCATTCGGTGCAAGGTGTACCGTGGACTGACGGAGAGCGACGAGGCGCTGCTCTTTGCCCAGCAGACCGGCGAATCCGCAAAGCTGACGGCAAGCGCCCAGCTCCGCGCTTTGGTCTACGGCGGCGATCAGGAAGCTACGGCTTTCTTGCGCGCGACGGAGGCCGTCGGCCTGCACCTTGGTTTTGACCAGTCCCGTGGCAGCAAGCGCATTGTCTGCATCAGCACCGCCTTTTCTGAGTTCAAGAGAATCGGCGCAGAAATGTACAAGGAGGCACTGGGCATCATTCTTGAGGCGTGGAACGGAGACACAAATTCTCTGAGAGCGGAGACCATACAGGGCGTAATCAGCTTTGTCGAGCTGTATCGCGGAGAGTATGACCGCAACCGGCTTGTGAACCGGCTCCGCAACACAGACCCGTTATCCGTCTACCGCAGCGGCAGATCGGACATCAATCTCCCCGGCAGCAAGAAATATCTCAACCAAGTCTACCGCATTTATAATGGAACAAGCACGAAGACGGCTCTCCCCATGAAGTTTTGAGGGAGAGCTTTTTTCTATCCATTGCGGACGGAAAGGAGCATCGCCTTATGAACCATATTTCACAACTCACACACGCAACGCCAACAGATACCCTTGTGGACATTCGCAGCGTTTCCGTTGAAAAGGACTTGCCGAAGCCTGAGCGGATAGCTGCTTTTGTCCGGCAGATCAGAAACCCCTACCGCTTCTCTTGCGGAGATTTCACCGTGAACATCAGCTTTGCAAACAACGGCGTCTCTCTGGAGGAGTGCTTGCAGGGCCTCATTAGATAAGATAATCGACATCCTCGCGTTCTTTCAAAGAGTGAGATATAATCAACGTGGAAAAGGAATTAAACAGGCTCCAACCTCATATCCACTCTTTTTTGCAACGGGACAGTCCGGGAAGAAAGGAGTGCTTTTCTATGCCTAAATTCAAAGCGGCAGAATACATCCGGCTCTCATACACCGATGATAAGTCGAATGAGAGCGACAGCGTTGGCAACCAGCGCAAGCTCATTGAAAACTTTGTGGCACACAACCCGGACATTGAGGTGGTGGCCGAGAAGATCGACGACGGTTACAGTGGAATCCTGTTCGACCGTCCGGCCTTCAAGGAGATGATGCAGGACATCACAGACGGCAAAATCAACTGCGTCATCGTAAAAGACCTCTCCCGGCTGGGACGCGAGTACATAGAAACCGGCCGGTATCTCCGGCGCGTGTTTCCGGCCTACGGAGTCCGCTTCATCGCCATCAACGACAACATCGACACAGCCCGCGACAACAGCGGCGACGATTTGGCGGTATCCGTAAAGAACATCATGAACGAAGCCTACTGCCGGGATATATCCATCAAGACCCGCAGCTCGCTGGACATCAAGCGGCGAAACGGAGATTTCGTGGGCGCGTTCACAGTGTACGGGTATATCAAGTCCGAGGACAATAAGAATCGGCTGGAGATCGACCCCTACGCCGCCAATATCGTCCGCACCATCTTTCGGATGCGGCTGGAGGGCAGCAGCGCCTCGCGCATTGCCTCCGAGCTGAACAGGCTCTGCATCCTCTCCCCGTTGGCATATAAGAAGAATAAAGGCTTTCCCTATGCCAAGGGCGGTTATGCGGACAACGAGGACTGCAAGTGGTCGGCGACAACCATTATCCGCATTTTGAAGGACGAGACCTACACCGGCGTTCTCGTACAGGGCAAGCAAGGAACACCCCACTATAAGCTGAAAACGCTGGAACAGCATCCGGCATCCGAGTGGATTCGCGTCCCCGGCGCTCATGAAGCTATTATAGAGCGGCACGATTTTGACCTTGTACAGCGCATCCGGCATCTGGACACCAGAACAGCCCCGGACAAAGGCTCCGTCTATATCTTCTCCGGCATCCTCATCTGCGGGTGCTGCGGCAATCGGATGACCCGCAAGACCAACCGCGCAGGCGGCAAGGAATACCATTACTATTACTGTCCCACCGGCAAGAAGCATGGATGCGATAACCCTGTCATGGTGAAGGAGAGCGACCTTGTGGAGTGCGTCCGCGTCAGTCTGAAAGGGCATATCGACAACGTGGTATATCTGGAAGCCCTGCTTTCCGGCATCGACCAGGTGAAGATAAACCAGCAGCTCGCCCATGAATACGCGGAGCAAGTGTCCGAAAATGAGCGTCAGCTTGAAAAGGCGATGGAGTTCAAGGCGCGGCTCTACGAAAATCTGGTACAGGGCTTCATCACCAAGGAGGAATACCCTCTCTATAAGGGCAAATATACCGCCGAGACCGAGCGTATCAAGGCCGCAATCGCGGAGCTGAAAGACAAGCTCACCGATGTAATGGAGAACCGCAGCGAGCGCAATCGCTGGATGACGCATTTCGCGCAGTTCTCCACGCTGGAGACCTTAGACCGCAAGGCCGTGGTACAGCTCATCCAGTCCATCACGATAATAGGCAAAAAAGAGCTGGCCATCAAATTCAATTACGACAACGAATATAATAAGGCTCTGGCTATGGTGGCCGAAACAGAGCTTAGAAAGGCAGGATAAAAGCATGGCACGGAAAAGCAGAAAAGAGCAGTTTCAGGAACCGGCTCCGGCGATGGATTTGACCATTCGTGCCGCGTTGTACATCCGGCTCTCCGTTGAGGACAACAAAAGCGGCAGTATCTCCATCGAGACGCAGAAGCTCATTCTCAATCACTTTCTGGAGAGCAAGCCGGAGATATTCGTCTATGACACCTACATAGACAACGGCGCGACTGGCACCAACTTCCACCGTTCCGGCTTTCAGCAGATGCTTTCAGACATTGAGGCTGGTCTTGTAAACTGCGTCATCGTCAAAGACCTGTCCCGTTTGGGGCGCAATACCATTGACACCGGTTATTACATCGAGCAGTATTTCCCATCCCATAAGGTGCGCTTTATTGCCGTCACCGACCAATACGACTCAGCCGAGCCGGACAGCGTTCACGCCGGGATCATACTGCCTCTGAAAAATATGATAAACGAAGCCTACGCGCTGGACATAGGCAAGAAGATAAAAGCGCAGCAGCGTCAGGCCATGAAGGACGGAGAGTTTGTGGGGGCGAGAACGCCCTATGGTTATCTGAAAGCGCCTGACAACTGCCACAAGCTCATTATTGACCCCGACGCCGCGCCCGTGGTACAGCAGATGTTCCGGTGGGCGTCCGAGGGCGTGGGGCAAAACGCCATTGCCCGTCGCTTGAACGAAGCCGGTATTCCCTCTGCCGGACAATATAAAAAGCAGATCGGTCAAATCACCAATGACTACCTTGCTGGAAGCGGTAAATGGCAGACATGGACGGTAAATAAGGTTCTGCGCTGTGAAACCTATACCGGCGACATGGTACAGGGTCATTCCAAGACCATAGACCACAAGCAGGTCAGAGCCGGAGCGGATAATCTTGTCGTCGTGCGTAATACCCACGAAGCCATCATCAGCCGTGAGCTGTTCGACCGGGTGCAAGCTCGCCTTGACGCTATCGCTGAGAAACACAAAAGCAAGGAAGTCAGCGCATATACGCCTAACCCGTTGAAGGGCAAGGTGTTCTGCGCCCATTGCGGCGGCAGTCTCCACCGGCAGCGAAATACCCGCAAAAAGTCCGAGGATGTGTACATCTATCACTGTCTCTCCAACAGTCGCGTCGCCGCAGATAGCTGTCTCGGCGTCACCATACGCGAGGACAAGCTAATGCCCGCGCTTCTGGATGTTCTGCAATCCGCGCTTGCTACGACATTTGGGCAGTATTCCCTCATGCTGGCCGACGAAGCAAAACAGGCAGAACGGCGCTGCGAGCTTTCTGACTCGCTGTGTGAGTGCAGGCAGGACATCGCCAACTACCGCGCCCGTATTCGCGGCCTCTACGAGAACCTTGTCCAGCGCGTCATAACCAACGAGGACTACTTCGATTTCAAGACGCAGTATGAGGCGAAAATCTCCGTCTTGGAGCGGCAGGCGTCACAGCTCGAACAGGGTATTAAAACGCTGGACTTGCAGCGTAAGCGGCAACAGTCCCTGTCTCACGACATAGAGGCGCTCCGCAATGACCCCACGCTGACCGCCGCGCTGATAGACCGCCTGATTGAGCGGATCGAAATATCCACCGATAAGCAAATCAGCGTGAAGTTCCGCTTTCAGAGCGAGTTCGAGGAATATAGGGAGGTTTATGAGAAATGCAGCGTTATATGATTGCCCTGTATATTCGTCTGTCCTTGGAAGATTCCAAGTACGACAGTCTGAGCATCGAGAACCAAAAGCTCATCCTCAACGAGTTTGCTCTTTCCATGCCGGAAGCGGAGAACGCTGAGATTCGGGAGTTCATCGACAACGGCTTCAGCGGTACGAATTTCGAGCGTCCTGCGATACAGGAGCTTCTTGAGCTGGTACGCGCCAACAATGTCGATTGCATCATCGTCAAGGACTTCTCACGCTTTGGCCGAAACAGCTTGGAGACAGGCTATTTCATTGAGCGCGTGTTCCCGTTGTTCCATACCCGCTTCATCTCCGTCAGCGATGACTTTGACTCCAACCGTTTCAAGGGCGACACAGGCGGCATGGACGTGGCCTTTAAGTACCTCATCAGCGAGTATTACAGCCGGGATATGTCCATCAAGACCAAGAGCGCCAAGTACGCAAAGATGGAGCGCGGCGAGTACCAGAGCAAGATATGCCCCTACGGGTATCGCAAGAGCGCGGATGGGCGCATGGAGGTTGACTATGAAGCTGCCCGCGTTGTCCGGCTTATCTTTGAGCTTGCCGCCGCAGGAACGACTGCCGCCCAGATCACCAGAGAGCTTCGCGCAAGAGAAATCCCCACGCCGGGAGAGTACAAGGCCGCGAGAGGAAACCACACCCACGATATAACCCGCACACAGGGCATTTGGAGCAGCTCTACCGTCCTCCGTATCTTGGACGATGAACGCTATACCGGGACGTATATTATTGGCAAACGCGCCGTGGTAGAGGTCGGAGCGACAAGGAGCCGCATGAAGGACAGGGACAAATGGTACGTCATCCCGGAGCATCATCCGGCCATCATTGATAAAGAGCTGTTCGACAAAGCGGCAACAGCGATAACCCATTTTTCTCTGCCGAACAAGAAAACACATGAGTATCTTCTCAAGGGCAAGGTGTATTGCGGCTGCTGTGACCACGCGCTTTCGCGGGTCATGCAGAAGACGCCCTATTACCATTGCCGCCGTTCTGACACCGACGCGGCGCTTCGTTGCCACGGCATGAGGATCGGCATTGCGGAGCTGGAACAGCTCATATTTGAGGTGCTGAAAAAGCAACTGGCCGTGATTGGTATGGAGGGCAGCAAGGCTGCGTCTGTTTCCGGCAAGCATTTATCCAACCAGCAAGAGTGTGAGCGGCAAATCTCCGATTTACAGACCGGCAAGATGCGGCTGTACGAGCAGTTCATCTCTGGTGAGCTTGGCTTGGAACAGTACCGGGCGACAAAGGCCGAGTTGGACGCCGCCCTCACAAAAACGAAAAACGCCCATGCCGCGATAACGGCACAGGCCAAAGAGGAACAGGCGAACCACGCTGAGCAAGTCCAGCGCAGAAACATCATTCAAGAGCTGACCGCCGCAGACGGCCTCACTCCCGCTCTTGTCGATATGCTCATTGATAAGGTGTATGTATTTCCCGGTAAGCGGATAGAGATTGCCTACAAGGTCAAAGACTTTTTTGAAGACGTAATATAG